TGGTTGGCACACATGCAGCGGCGCTTTTCATGGATAACATGGCATTCCTCGGCAGTGGCAGAGGCGAGGCCATTGGCGTGTATCTCGGTGCTAATAGCCAGTCGCAGCATATTTCTACAACAGAGATAGACCGCATCCTTTCAACCTACACAGAAGCGCAGCTATCAACTGTGCTGATGGAGTCGCGGCTACTTGATGGCCAATGGTTGCTATACATCCATCTGCCAGATCGCACGCTGGTTTACAACGGCACTGCATCTCAATCGATGCAAGCGCAAGTATGGTTTGAATTGGTCAGCTCTTTGACTGAGACTGGTCAATATCTGGCGCGGCATTTTGTCTACTGCTATGACCAATGGCTAGTTGGAAATCCTGCTAGCGCAGTGCATGGGCGCATCGTTGAAAACATCTCGACGCATTGGGGCCAGCCTGTGGCTTGGGAATTCGGCACTCAGATGATCTACAACGAGGCCAAGGGCGCAATTTTCCATGAGCTAGAACTCGTGGCGTTGCCTGGCCGTGTAGCGCTTAGCGCCAATCCTGCTATTTGGACAAGCTACACGCTCGACGGCGAGACTTGGAGCCAACTCCGGCACTGCAACACTGGAAGCATTGGAAACCGTGGAAAGCGCATTCGGTGGCTGCAATGTGGCACGATGCGCCAGTGGCGGGCGCAGCGCTTTCAAGGCATCAGCGATGCTCATTTGTCAGTGATGCGGCTTGAGGCCACGCTGGAGCCGCTGAATGTATAAGTTCACCCAGCTAACGCGCAACCAGCTTGCCAAGTTTCTGCCAGACCACGAATCCATCAAGGTCTTCGAGCAGATCACGGCCAACGCTGGCGAGTTGCTGCCCGACCAGATTGACCAACTGACGTTGGATACTGGAATTGCGCAGAGCAATGCAAATGCCGCATTGGATTCATTGGATCGCATTGCCCAGGCTTTAGAACTGCTTGCAACAGCGCCACCAGAAGCCCGCACAAGCGACGACGCAGCCTTTCTGCTGCCTCCGGTTCAACCGGAGAAACGCAAGCGCTATGGCACGTTCTACGACACCACAACGCAGGTTCCGGCAGCGATCAACACAGCCTATCCGATCACGTTCAATAGTACAGATTTGAGCTTTGGAGTTTATCGCGGGGCTACCACATCACGCATCTATGTTGACGAACCTGGCGTGTATGACTTTCAGTTCTCGGCGCAGCTAGACAACACCAGCGGCGGCAGTCATCTCATTTTCATTTGGTGCCGCGTGAATGGCGTTGATGTGGCCAACTCTGCTAGTCAGATGCGATTGAAGGGCACGGATGGAGAATTGGTTTCGGCATGGAATTTTGTGCTATCTATGAAGGATGGAGACTATTTCGAGCTGGTCTACTCTGCTTCAGACACATCTGTGCAAATCCTATCGCAGGCCGCAGCAGCTCCAGTGCCGGCCATTCCATCCATCCTATTGACCGTCACAAACAACATTTCGTGAGGCATCCATGACCGTTACAGTCGTCAACATCATCCCGCGCAAGCAGGCCGAAAACGCGCAGACTGCGCAATATACCGCCGTGAACTGCAAAACCATCATCGACAAGTTCACGGTTACCAATACATCGGCCAGCACGGTGCAATTTAGCGTGAACCTGGTTGCATCCGGCGGTTCTGCCAGCGCATCGAATCGAGTGCTGAGCCTCAAAAGTATCACGTCGAATGAAACCTACAACTGCCCCGAGGTGGTAGGACAAACGCTGGAATCTGGCGGATTCATTTCTACTCTTGCTGGTGCGGCTTCCGCGCTTACAATCAGCGCATCCGGGCGTGAGGTGACTTGATGAAGCCAGCAGCATACACAGATGCCATCCGGCATAACTTGGAGCATGTATTTGCCATGCCAAAGGATGCCACGGATTGGCTTTGTATGCTGTTCGATGCCATTCAAGTGCTTGATGATGTGGCAGACGGCGACAAAATAGAGCGCTCAGCGCTTGATGCGGCCATTTGGAATCTTCTGGTTGCCATGCCACAAAACAGGTTTTTTTCCGCACATTCCACAGCTTTATTGCCATTGGTGGCCACGCAGATTCTGAAATGGCAAGCTGCCGATGAAGTAGAGCGCAAAGGCCAAGCCGATGCCAAATCATTTACTTGGCGGGCTGGCTTTTATGATGTGGTTTTGCTGGCTGTCAGCTTAGTGCATGGCCCAAACGCCGCAATTCCAGCAGCCGCATCAGTATTGCGGCTTTATGGCGAGAATTTTGAAGAATACATGAAGGAGTTTGATCATGCCTAATCCCGTATTTGGTGGTGCTATTGCCGGGGTTGGTTTAAATTTGATAGGCGCAGAGCAAAAGCGCAAAGCAGCGAGCCAAGCCTCTAGCGCTCAAGTTCAAGCCTCACAGATGGGGATTGATGAACAGCGCCGTCAGTTTGATGAGATGCGCCGCTTGCTTGAGCCATACACTCAAGCCGGCTTGCCAGCACTGAAGCAACAGCAAGCCCTGCTAGGTCTTGAAGGCCCAGAAGCGCAACAAGCAGCAATTTCAGCGATTGAGAATCAACCTGGCTTTCAATCTATGATTCAGCAAGGCGAAAACGCAATGCTGCAAAACGCTTCGGCTACCGGCGGGCTACGTGGTGGCAATATGCAAGGCGCTATGGCTCAGTTCAGGCCGCAGATGCTTTCACAAGCAATTCAAGACCAATACTCGAGGCTTGGTGGCATGACTACGCTTGGACAACAAAGCGCTGCTGGAGTTGGATCGGCTGGCATGCAAACAGGACGTGGAATTTCTGATCTGTTGGGCCAAATGGGCGCAGCTCGGGCTGGTGGAATTGTGGGACAAAACCGCGCCAAGCTGGAAATGATCAATGCGCTTGGGCAAGGTGCTGGAAGCGCGTTTGGTGGCGGTGGTTTTAATTTGCTCATTAGCGGAGGCATCTAACATGCCAGCACCATACGATTACACCATTGGCGAAATTGCAAGCCCGCAGCAATCTTTCCTGCAAGGCATCCAGATGGTTGATGCTTTGCGTAAGCGTGAGCAAGATATGGCTATGGCGCAGGCTAATGCTGCGGCTGCACAGAAAAAACAAGAGTTCATGCAAGGTTTCATGAGCAAAATTGCCGCTGGCACTGCAAAGACTGAGGACTATCAACAAGCTCTGCTAGTTGATCCATCCAATGAAAAGGCTCTAACTGCTGGTATAGGTGCTATGAATACGGCACGTAAAGACACAGCATTTAGCAACATGGCTCCAGTATTTGGTGGAATTGCACTTGGAACTCCTGCTGGCATACAAACAGCAAAAAACGCTCTTTCTAACCAACTGTCAGCGGCTACAAACGCTGGAGAGAAAGATAAAGCATCAGCTATTGAAGCGCAGTTAAAAATGCTGGACACACCAGAAGGTCAAAATGTATTGATGGGCCAAGCTGGAATTGGCATGAATGCAATTGATCCTGAACGTTTTGGCAAATTAAATGAAACAGTGCTAAAGCAACGCTCTGCTCCGATTTCGGAGCGCAAGGCTGCGGCTGATGCTGGGAAGGCTGAGATTGAGCAATCAAAGGCAGCTGTAAAAGCTGAATTTGCAAGAAAAGAAAAATTGGCAGCTCTTGACAAAGCTGCTGCTGAACTTGGTTTGTCACAAGCAAATAAAAATAAAGTATTGGCTGAAACAAGAAAACTTGGCATTGAAACTCAACAGGCTGCACTTGTATTGGAGTCATTCAAAACTTCTGGTGGAGTTGATCAAGAAAGGAAATTTGCACAAGAAGAAAAGATACGCAAAGAATGGCAAGGCCGAAGCAAGGTATATGGTGAATTGCAGGGTACATTTAATACATTAAAAGAATCTGCATCAGCGTCAAGTGGTCCAGGAGATATTGCATTGATTACTGGATTTATGAAGATGCTTGATCCTGGATCAGTGGTGCGTGAAACAGAATTTGCTACAGCACGTGATACTGGAGGATTTTATATTCAGTTGCAAAATAAACTTGAAAAAGCAAAAAATGGGCAATTTTTGAATCCTGCACAAAGAAAAGAATATGTGGATTTGGCGAAAAAATATCTTGAATCTGCTCAAAATAAAGCGGAAAAAGAAAAGCAAGATTTAGGTGCTGTCGTAAAAAATTACAATCTTAATCCTGAAAATGTGTTTGGTGTGACTAAAAATATCAAGGTGGATTATTAAAAATGCCATACTCCATCACTACCAAAGACGGAATTACGATCAACAACATTCCTGATGATATTGCGCCTGATTCTCCAGATTTGAAAGCAAGAGTCGCAAAAATTCGCGCTGGTGGTGGAACTGCTGCGCTTGAAGCTCCGGCCGCAGTGGCGGCACAGACCACTCAACAACCTGCGCCAACTACAGCGGCTTCTGAACGTTCCATGCTAGAGCAAGCAGCTTATGAAGCAGCCGCTCCTTTTGAGGCTGGTACTGCTCTAGGAACTGGATTACTTTCGTCTATTCCTGCAGGTTTACGTGGTCTGTTTGAATTGGCTCGCACGCAAAATCCAGAATTGGCAGCGCAAGCTGTTCAGGAAACTCAACAATTGATGAGTTATCAACCTAGAGGACAAACAGGTCAAGCCATTGTCGGAGCAGTTGGAAAAGTTGGAGAACTTCTGGGCATGCCAGGCCAATATGTCGGTGGGAAGTTGGCAGAAGCAGGACTGCCAGGATCTGCAACAGTTGCTCAAATTGGCGCTGATATTGCCACTGGCGGCGCACTTGGGAAAGTTGCGCAAGCAGGAAAAACAGCCATAGTAGCTAGGCAAACGGCGCGGCAACAAGCGGCTCAAGCGGCTGCAAGAGCCGAGATTCCTCCAGCAGTGCAGGCTGCACAGCAAATGGAACAAGCGCCTGTACTTCAGCCACTAGCGCAAAGAATGCAGGCGCAAGAAGCGGCTGCACAACAAGCTGGCACTGTTTCTCCATTGCCAAAGATGCCAGAAGTAAAGCGCGTTGCACTTTCTGCAGAACCTGCTGCTGGAGGCCTTTCACCAAAAATCACACAAGACAGGCGCAGTGTTTTGGAAGCTCTTGGATTCAAAGAGGGTGAAATGCGCACTGGTGCCGTGCGCGGCGATGAGTGGCAAGCTGGCAGAGAAACTGCCATCTCCAAGCTTGAGGGTGGAGAACGCATGCGCGCTCAATTTGACTTGGAAACAGAAAAGCTTGGCCAATACGCTCAGCAAGTTGCCAGCGATATTGGAACTGAACTCAAAAAAGCTCCTGCGGCTAGAGGATCAACTATTGCTGCTCCACTTGAGTCGTATGAGGCATGGTATTCGCAACAAATCAGTAATCTATACAAAAAATCCGATGAGATTGCATCGCAATCTGGAGGCATTCAATTCAATCGTTTACAGGAAGCATTGAACAAAAATAGCAACTTTGCTACTAGCGAAGCTAGTCAGTTGCGTAGAGGATTACGTTCTTACATGAAAGAGCAAGGTCTTATTGATTCTGATGGCAATATCATTCCTATGACTGCTGCACAAGCAGAAGGCGTCAAGCAATTTATGACTCCTCTATGGGATAGGAAAAACGCATTTGCAGTAAGATCAATTAAAGATGCTTTGGATGAAGATGTTACACAAGTGCTTGGTAAACAAGTATATGAAAATGCGCGACAAGCCCGCAGACAATATAATCAAATCTTTGAGGAGCCAGACTCACTAGCAAAGATTCTTGATGTATCTGGCCCAGGTGGAATCAATCGCGCAATCTCGCATGAAAAATTGCCAGGTTACATGGCAAATCAAGCTGCATCCAATTTTAAGCAGTTTGAACACATCATGAATGTGCTAGATAACATGCCAACTTCTGAACTGCGTCAAACAGCAGCGTTAGCAAAACAAGAGATTCAAGGTGCAATTCTTGATGATATTTTCAAAAACAATTTGAGCGATCAATTCCAATGGGCACATAATCCAAAATCTTTTGATGCAGCTGTGCGTCAATATAAAGAAAAATTAGATTCCATTTTTGGCCCAGAAAATGCAGATAAATTGCGTACGATTCAAGCAGGTGCGCATATTCTCAAGAAAATTGATTACAACCCAAGTGGCACTGCAACGCAAACGCAAAATCTAACTGGCAGAGCTGGCGCTGCGCTTAAAAACCTTGGTGCAAAAGCTCCGATTATGGAAAGTGCAGGAGCTGGACTGGGCGCTATTGCTGGACCAGTTGGCGCTATGGTTGGCGCTGTTGCTGGTCGCGGCGTTTCTGAAATGGCAGCCAAGCGAGCTTTTCAGAAAGAAATCGACAAAGCCTTGCAAGGCTCTCCAAAATATCATTGAAGCCTAATTTCAAAGGTCAATCATGCTCCAAATCGCATCCCCATTTCAGCAGATCTTCGACACCGATGGATCTCCGTTGGACAACGGTTATTTGTACATTGGAACGGCCAATGCAAACCCTGAAGTGAGCCCGATCTCTCTTTGGTGGGATGATGCTGGCACCATCCCGGCCGCACAGCCTATCCGCACGCAAAACGGCTACATCGTGCGCAATGGCACTCCTGCGCGGGTGTATACGTCTTTGGATGACTTCTCGCTCACGGTCAAGAATCGCAATGGCGTGATTGTTTTGACGGTTCTTGATGCCACCTCAGATTCAAACTTGACGAATGCTTTGGCCGCATCTAGCGGTTCATCATTGATTGGGTTTTTGCAGGCTGGCATAGGAGCTGTGTCGAGAACGGCGCAGGACAAGATGCGCGACTGGGTAGATGTGCGAGATTTTGGAGCCAGCACAATTGGAGCGGCAGCATCAAATGCTTCGGCAATCAATGCTGCAGTGCAGGCAAATCTTGCAGGGCACATTCGCATATCTGAGATCTACACAATAAACGCGTCGATTAACCTGAACGGGTTCACTGGCATCATCAGTTTTGCTGGCAACGGATCTGGCATCAAGGCTGGCACAAACAACCTCAAGGTTTTTCAATCCACAACCAACGCGTATGGATGTCGCATCATTGATGCGCGGGTTGATGGCAACGGCTACACCGGCGTTTATGCGTTTGATTTGACTCGGTTCCAGTTGGCCGGGGCTCAGATCGTACGGCCTGTCATGATTAGCTGCGAGTACGGAATTTATCTGCGCTCTTTGTGCTGGGGTCTCAAGATAGAAAACCCAGACTGCGATTTTGTGAATTACCCAATCACGCTGGTTGAGGGCTGTAACGCTGTTCTGATTGACCACCCAAGCATTGACCATTTCGGCGTGGCTGGCATTTGGATTAAAACAGGCGGCGCATACCCAAACGTCGGAAACATGATTCTGAACGGCTTCATTCAGAATGGAACTGAAGGCATAGTAGATCAGGGGATTCAAACGCAAGTTATTGGAACTTACTTAGAGGGAAACAGCGTTGCAGACATTTCGTTAAAGACTGGCAGCGTTTATTTCTACGGCGGGGTAACAAATCATACGGCTGGTGGAGCGCGAGCTTATCGTTCAAGCAACGCCGACTCGGCAATGATCGTACATCCTGTCATGTCAAGCGGAGGGCGCACAATCGGTCTTCTTGATTTTGATAATACCAACACGAACTGCTATTACGACGCGATCTTTGGCGCTGGGTCACGCAATCTCCCGATTGGTGTTACAACCGGAATTCAGCCGATCAGCAACAAGCCCGGCCCTATTGGCGGCGTTACACCAAGCACAGGCGCATTCACGACTTTGAGCGCAAGTGGCTTGGCGTCTCTGACGGGCGGAGTTAACACCGGAAAAGGAGTGGTCAGCGCGGCGGCATCTGGTGCGGCGTCCACGATTTTCACAATTGGTGCCGGGAATCGTGGGCGCTATGACATCGTGGCCGCTATTGCCAATAGCGGCTCAGCCAATCTTTATACTGTGTTTGCCACGGTGGTGTGGGATGGTACCGGCGCTCGTATTGTCGCTAACAACACCGCCAATATGACAATTACTTTGTCTGGTTCAAATGTGCAAGCAACTCAAAGTTCTGGTTCTGCCAATGATATCTATTGGTCGTATACTTTGACATCTATTGTTTGACAACCATAATCTTCAAACTTCGCAAGTTTAGTTATGGTTTGTCTAGGTTCTTGTTCAATTATTTGTTTCTTTGATTGGAGTCTATAGAATGTTCGCAATGTTCAAAGCTTGGATTGCAAAACTGTGGGAAAAGATCAAACCCAAAGCAGGACCAAGACCAAAACCTCCGCGCTAAGCGTACACATCGCTCAAGCCTTATTCGTTTTGGCTTGCGTGCATGAATTCATATGGCAATGGTTCCCTGAAGACATCCAGGGCGATATCCGAGCAATCACACAATGGCCGCTCTTGGCGGCTTTGTGCTTACTTGTTACAATTTGTGCGCATCATAGATTCATTGGCGCAGCTTGCATTGCAATCGTAGTTATGTCATCGACTACGGCGTTATGCTCAATTGCATGGCTCTATGCGCCATGGGTTTTAGAATCGTGGGAACAACAATGCTCAGAACGGTGGGGGATTCCGATGCTGCTCGTTAGCTTGTTGGCAGCTCTCTTAGTGCTAGGTCTTTGGACAAGTGACGAAAATGGCTGAACCGACCGCTACAACCTCAGGAGTGATCGCGCTTGCATCAGGCGTTGCCGGTGCAATCCTTCTATCGTTGGGTATTTCATGGGGCCTGCTGATTTGGTCGGCTCTCGGGTGCATTGTCGGTGTAACATGGGCACCAGAAACAGGAAGAATCCGCGCCATTGCATTATTTGCAAGCGCTGCCATGCTATCTGCAAAAGGCGGCGCGATTGCTGCAAATATTTGGTTTGCAGGCTCAAGCGAGACAGCACAGGGAATAGCCGCCGGGCTTGGAATTCTTTTTCATCCGGCACTCTCAGTCATCGTTAATGAGTTGCCGAAAATAGTGGCAAAGAGGTTAGCATGATCGTCCTGTCCTTCTTGCTCGGAATCTTTGCCAGCGGTGCGTTGATTGGCCTGATTTGCAGGCTGAATATGTTGCACTGGCGAGAAAATAGCGCGGGTGTCATCTTTATGCATATCGGCTTGGCGTTTGCGTGCGTCTGGGCCTTGCATGATGCACTACACCTAAGCGTCACTCCGGGAACTTTTGGGGCTGTTCTAGCATCAACGTGCTGGCTTGTGATCTCATTCCACACGTGGTCAGTAAAGCCGCCAGCACACGCAAAAAAGGCATGATATGGGCAACTTTGCATTCGGTGAGCGCTCAAAAAAGAATCTAACAGGCGTACATCCCGATCTAGTCAAAGTTGCCACCAAAGCGCTTGAGCTGTCTCAGATTGACTTTACAGTCACAGAAGGATTGCGGACAAAAGAACGCCAGGCGCAATTGATGGCCGCAGGCGCTAGTAAGACAATGAACAGCCGGCACATCACTGGCCATGCGATTGACATTGCGCCAATCATTGCCGGCGAAGTGCGTTGGGATTGGCCACCATTCCAAGAGCTTGCAAAAGCCTTCAAGCTGGCAGCGAAAGAAGAAAACGTCCCGATTGTGTGGGGCGGTGATTGGGTTTCGTTCAAAGACGGCCCGCATTTCGAGCTTGACCGGAGAAAGTACCCATGAGCGAGGAAAGCACCTGGAAGCGCATTGTTCGCGCAGCTGCGCCTGTGATCGGCACAGCCTGGGGTGGCCCACTTGGCGGATCTGTTGCCACAATGGTTTCTGAAAAGCTGCTAGGCAAGCCTGATGGCACAGAAACAGAGATTGCACAGGCCATCGGAAATGGCGGCCCTGAAGTGCTTGCAAAGCTGAAAGAAGCCGAACTAGCATTCACCACGCGCATGCGTGAGCTTGATATTGATGTAGAGAAGATCCATCAGGCGGATCGCGCTGCGGCGCGTGAGCGTGAGGCCAAGACTGGCGACACGTTTACGCCGAGAGCATTGGCTCTATTTGTCACTTCTGGGTTTTTCGGCGTGCTGGGCTACTTGCTCATTGAAGGTAAGCCAGAAACGGGCGGCGATGCTCTGCTAGTGATGCTTGGCGCTCTTGGCGGAGCCTGGGCAAGCATCATCAGCTACTACTTCGGTTCTAGCGCAGGCAGCGTCGATAAAACGGCTCTGTTGTCCAAGCGCTCATAGCATCAAAATTACACAACTGGCTATTGCAACAGTCAGCACAAACAAAACGAACGGCGACACTAGATCGTCGTTTTCGTTTTCAAAGCCCAATTCCGTGCAAGCCTCGGCGGATCGCAGATGTGGACATTGACTAGCTCTGTGGCCTGCCATGCCGCAATACGTGCATATTTTCTCCATGTCCATCTCCTTGTTTATGAGCTTTTGCTTTGCCGTTTGTTGATCCAACACGCTGAGCAAATCCACCGGCCAGGCTTCAACTCAACTCCGTTTTTCTCTTGCCGTTCATGCGCGCATTTGCTGCATGACTTCAACAAACCCGGGTGCCTCGATGGCACCGGAGTTTCTTTTTTCGGTGCTGAATGCGTGAGCCACAATGACTCGCTCATCCGATCACCATGATGATCAGCGTACCGAACAAAAACGCGATCCCAAGCGCAATCATGACGATTACTCCAATCGTCAGCAGAATGGAGACATCGCAATCAGGCGGCATTTTGTTGCGCTTTCTCATGCTGCCACCATCAAAATAATGACTGTCAAAGTTGCGGCAACAATCAAACCACAGATGTACGCAGAAGAGAACTGCCGCTCTTCTTTGTCAAAAGTGGCAGGGCTCCAATAGCCCTCTACGAATTGACACTCTCCGAGCGTACGTGGCGTTTGAAAATGGGATGGTTTCATTTCATCCCCTCCAGGCCAGCATGATGCCAATGCTTGCAAACAGCGCCAAGACAATGGCGCATTCACACAAGTGCCAAAGAAAATTCCATACATGCTTCATCATTCGGTTACTCCGGTTGGTGTTGTTGATGAGATTATGACATACAAAAGAACACAAAAACAAGCATATGACAAACACCTAGACGCAATCGGTCAGGTCTGGCGCTTTCCATCCTGGCGGCTTTGTGATCTTGCCACCGTAAAGCAATACCGGCTTGCCATCGACTAGCTTTGCATCGTTGCTGTCCAGCACGCGCAAGTCGGCCATATCTTTGTCAAACCCGCTCATGTGAGCGATTCCATTTCCAGTCACTTCAATATCGCACAGCGCATCAAGCGCATCAACGCGACGATGGTGCGGGATGTATGCGATCACTTCGCCACGTTTTAGCTTCATGCCCAGCCAGGTCATATCCTCTTGGACGCGATCAAGCATCCTTGCATAGCCTTCTTTTTCAACTCGAAGGCATGACAAGAACTCGACAATCTCCTCAATCTGGCATCCGATCTGAACTGACGTTTTCGTCAAGCTAGACGGTTCCGAAGGACGACCGCAAGCGGTTAGCCATTCGGCTGTACGTTGAAAATTCGTTTTCATGCTGTTTTTTTCCTTTGCGATTGTTCGGCTGACTTTGCTTGCAAGCCAAGGTTGAAAACACTATTTGTCCGGCCCATGTCACGCTTGAGATAGTACGAGCGCAAGCCCGCTACACTGTTGGGCTCTCTACGCGGCTTTTTTGCGTCTGCATGATCGCCAATGTCATAGACTGGCCGCAGATAGCGACGATAAGAGCCATAGTCAAGATCGCGCACCCACTTGCAGATGTAGAGTCGCTTTGGTAGGCGCTTTTGGGCTTTGGCCATCTTGCTGATGATGCTCAGTTCTCCATGCGTCACATCCAGCCAATCAGACAACTCGCGCCGGCTCATGGGGCCTTCTTCACGCAATGCAATCAGCACCATTTCGACTAGCGCTCCGTAGCCCCTCATGATGCTATCACCACATCATCAGCGCGCATTTTCCCTGCGCAAATATCACTCAAGCGGCGCTCTGTCAAACGATGGCATTTGAGCATCGTTCGCGCAGATACCTGTTCAATGACGCTAGCATAGTCGTCAAGAACTGCTCGAATGGCCTTGATGCCAACACCGTCTAAGCGCAATGATCCGCCGCATATGTATCGCTTGCCGGCTTTTGCCATGGCCTCGATTGCATCTTGCAGCAATCCGCTTGCATCTTCGCAAACTTGCATATCTCGCACCAGAGTTTCTAGCAGATTGATTGCATCCGATACACAGCGCCAGTCTTCCGGCGTTGGGTTTGCTTCAATTTCTAGCGCGTGTAAACCTTGATACATGCGCGTCAGTTGATAGGTGCGTTTTTCTGCCGGCATTGGTGCGGTTGGGCTGGCCATTAGCTCATCCAGCATCGTGTAAGTCACAACGAAAATCTTTTTTGGCATCTTGCGCTTTTTGCTCATGCCTTGCGCTCCAAACCTTGGCGAATGTAGTGCATGATCTGGCCGGCGGTCGTGCGATCTTCAGCCTGCGCCACTTGCTCAATGCGCTTCAAAACGTCAGGATTGATGCGCAGCGTAAACGTGCGGCTCTTGGTGGTTTCGTCTTTATTTGTGTTCATGGATATGCCTTTCGTGAAAATTGCTTACTTGTGAGCGTGCATCTTCAAACCCACGGCATACTATTGCACACATTGCGACACTTTGCAAGTATGAAATCCAATCTTTTTGTTCTGCGCTCACAGTTCCGCCTTTGATGCGCTTCATCTCGACCCACAATCTCCACGCCGGAATGAAAAGATCAGGAACTCCAGCGCACACTCCTTCGGCCTTCAATCGGCCAGCGGTTGCCGCGCTTCTGGCGCCGCCGTTTGGAATCGCCAGGATGCGAACACCTGGCCACGTTTGACGAAACCAGCGCACGAGCTCTCGTTGCTCCTCGTGCTCTGTTGGTATTTCATTCTTCATTGTTTAGTATCTTTTCAATACGTTCTAGTTTCATTTTCATATCGACCAACTCGTAAAGTGTCTCTCGATATGAAGACCATGCTTTTTCTGCGCGTTCTCGCTCTACATCAAGCAATCGCTTCAATCTCTCAAATTCCAATGCTTCTTTTTTGTTCAAAATGGGCACTCCCTTATCCAATCGGGGCATTCATCCTCAGTCGCCGCGAACTCCGCAGGCGGCGCCATTTCATGCTTGGCGCACTTGCCATCAGCTTCATACCAATCGCAAGTGTGGCAACACTTTGGCGGGCCTTTGCGCTCAACTTCGCGCCACTTAACGACGAAACTAGGTTCAGGATGTCTCATTCCATCTCCTCTCCATCACTCTGAAAAACTTACCGTCACGCTTGTACTTCACCATCTCAGGGGCTTTGCTTTCATTCAGAGACAGAACCAAGCTAGAGGCAAACCAAGCATCTTTTGACGTATCAATGTCGGCATTTGCGTGCCTGGCCATCGTCAGTAGTTGCATGAGTGCTTTGTGTCCAGCGTAGCCTTCATGCAAGATGGGCAAGTATTCCGTCACGGCTTGATCGGATAGACCATCAGGGTAATACGTCACTGCCAGCATTTCTTTGCCGCTTACCCGGCTCGTGTGTTTTTTCCACCACCAGGCGCGCACTGGCATTTCGATGCCCTCAAGCCCCATGATGTCATCAGCGCATAGCTTGAGCGGCTTGCGCTCAGGCTCTGGGAATTCGGCTCCGCAGGCCGGGCACTGACGCGCAGCTAGATGCACAAGCTCTCCGCACGAGTCGCACACTTTGACCGGAGCCTCTCCGTTGCCTTCGCCAGCTTTCTTTGGCGGCTGCACTGCCGTGATCGGGCCATGCGTTGCCACCACGCCAGCGAAGTCCAGCACCAAGCAATGATCTATATGGCTCTTTGGTCGCAATCCTCGCCCTGCCATCTGCATGTATAGGCTGGCGCTCATTGTTGGGCGCAGCATTGCGATTAGGTCAATGTCAGGATAATCAAAGCCCGTTGTTAGCACATTCGCATTTGTCAATGCGCGGATCTTGCCAGCCTTGAATTCTTCAATCAGGCGCTCGCGCTCGGCCTTCGGAGTTTCCCCGGTAATAGATGCTGCGGTGATGCCTTGCGCGTTTAGTTCGGTTGCAATGGCCTCAGAGTGAGCCACGCCAGCGCAAAAGAAAAGCCACGCCTTGCGCTCGCCTGCCAGTGCAATCACTTCGCTGACCACTTTGGCGTTTTTGTCGGCTTTGTTCACAGCCGCTTGCAGTTCGGCCTCAATGTATTCTCCGCCTCGCTTCTTCACGCCAGTGATGTCCAGATTGGTTTGCGTGACTTTGCTTCGCAGTGTGGCCAGGTAGCCTTTGAATATCAATTCCTCGATTCTCACGGGATCAATGAGCGCATCAAAGATGGCGGGCTTGTCGGTGATGTAGCCGTGGCCCAAGCGGTAAGGCGTGGCTGTCAGACCTACCACGCGCAAAGCCGGATTGATTGCCTTCAGGTCGGCCAGCAAGCCACGGTAGCCGCCTTCGTCTTTGTGATTGACTAGGTGGCATTCGTCAATCAACACCAGGTCAATGTGGCCTATTTGCTGCGCTTTCTTGCGCACCGATTGAATGCCTGCGAATGTTATCGGTTCGCCCAGGTCTTTGCGGCCTACGCTGGCGCTGTAGATTCCCAGCGGTGCATCTGGCCAATGATGGCGCATCTTCTCAGCATTTTGCTCAATCAACTCCTTCACATGAGTCAACATCAGAATGCGAGTCTCTGGCCATGTCTGCACCGCATCTTTGCATAGTGCGGCCACGATGTGGCTTTTCCCTGCTCCAGTTGGCAGCACTAGGCAAGGATTGCCAGCATTGCCAGCTTCAAACCAATAATAAAGCTGGTCAATTGTGCGCTGTTGGTAGTCACGCAGCATTTTTGTTCACTTTCGATCCTGCAAAAACCTTTTGCTCCTGTTGCAGTTCATTCCAACGCGGCACCATCCCAAGCGCCAGCTGAGGATGGTCTAGCATCCAGACGATCATTTGATGCACTTGTACAGGCAGATCGTTGTGCGCCACGTGAATGCGCGATCCTGTTGACGTTTTTGCTTTGTAGTCTGCTAGGATGGTGGTTTTCATTTATTCCCCCTTGCTCGGATGTCGTTGACAATCTCGACCGCCCACACCGGCTCTCTATAGGCCCTTTCAACGATCTGAGCACACGCCTCGCGCTCGGCAGCGGCGACAAGGGCGGCGAAGCGTTCAATCTCTTCCGTTGTGCAAACCCAGTCGCCGTTTCTAAAACCTTCAAAATGAGCTTCGTGTGCCATGCGGATAATTTCGTCGCGTGTCATTTGCTCCTCCGCATTCTTGAGTTAGATACGGTTCCGCTGCCGTAGCCGTAGCCGTGGCCGTTGCCATAGCCGTAGCCGTGGCAGTAGCCATAGCCATAGCCATAGCCGTCGCCGTAGCCGCTGCCGTAGCCGTAGCCGTGGCCGTTGCCATAGCCGTAGCCGTGGCAGTAGCCATAGCCATAGCCGTCGCCGTAGCCGTTGCCGTAGCCGTAGCCGTAGCCGTAGCCGCTGCCGTAGCCGTTGCCGTTGCCGTGGCCGTAGCCGTTGCCGTTGTTGTCGCCGTAGCCGTAGCCGTGTCCGTAGCCGTTGCCGTCGCCGTAGCCGTTGCCGTCGCCGTAGCCGTTGCCTGCAGGCTTAAACATCACATCCCCCAATCATCTGCTACAGGAACCGAAAAAAGTTCTGCGCCCCCTGGAATATCCACTCCGTCGGGCATCGGCTTCAGTGTGACTTTATTACTCTTTGGAGATGCGATCATTCCGTCAAATCCAATACTCTCCCACCGGAAAACGTGCACGGCACGAGACAATTTAATGCGCCCGTTTTCGCGGGTCACATCGCCAGCGAAAATCCAGCCCCGGTCTACAACCACAACTGCTCGAGCCCACTCAATTTTTTGAGTGGGTTCGGTAACAGGGCTATATTCAATTCCATTGATGTTGATAGTGTTCATTTCAAATTTCCTTTTTGATAAAAAATTAAGATGTACTAAGTAATTCGCGGTCAGTCATCCAACTATCCTCGCAGTCTTAAATTGCGCCCGCATATCCATCAATACTTGCTCGCCACCCGCGCAGGCGGAAGGGTTGGCGATCAGTTCACGGCTACCGAAAACAAACGCATCTGGCTCGCCGTTTCGAACTGGCTTGCCGTCAATAATCCAAACAGCCTCATCCATGCTTGATGCCTCGGTGTCTAACTTCCAAGGCACCATATCCGGGTGCAGCACATGCGACTCGCAACCTTGAATCTGAGCCTCGAATGGAATCTCCGCATCCCACTTTGCGCAGTGCCAGGTGCTATCCGCCCGAGGCGTACTATGAGCACAGGTGCGGCAGTTGACATGCTTAGTCGGCTTGCCACCATGGCACATCTCATGCGCTGCGCAAAACTTGCATTGATACCAGCTAGGGTTCGTCGAAAGCGGTTCCGGCTGTCTGTCGCTTAGTGTAATGCGATGTCCACGGGCAATCAAGCCCTCGGCCGCTTCTTTGTTGTATTTCACGCGTTCGGTGTAGATCCGGTCGTCGTCTTTGCAGACTGCAACATACAGCGCCCGATCGATGCCAGTGCCGTGCATGTAGGCTTGCATCTGTGCCCAGTGCATCGGCTTGGCCTTCTCGACACCTTGCGATTCGACTTCATCAAAGCTCTTTTTCGAGTGCGTTTTGAACTCTGCAACGTGCTTTTTCTTGGGCGCTTCTGGCACGCCGGAATGAATGATTCCATCCAAGCTTCCGCCAACATGCGCGCCAAAGTCCACACGGCTTTGTTCGCCTTGCGTGTCTCGGATGTCAATTCCGATGGCGCGCAGGTCGCTCACGATCCAGCCTTCTTCATGGTGCCCACGCCGGAACACTCGCAAGATGCGGCCGGGGAATTCCTCACGCGCAGCCCATCGAAAGGAAAGCCAGAGCCACCGATCACATGGGTGTCCGAGGATGCTTGCTCCGAGATGCTGGCGCGGCTGCTCGGTTTTGCTGACGTGATGTTTGTCGATCATGGCGGCGATTGAATGCGCCGCTTCTGGGATTGCTGTCATAGAAGAACATGGCTCCATGTTTCGTGCTGCAAAATCTTTTCAATCGTTCGCACGTGAACACCGTATTGCGCGGCTAGGGCCGCATTGCTCAGGTTGTCTTTGATGTATGCGCGCAGTTTCTCGCGCTGTCTCGCTGCTGACTTGATGCTGTGAACCTCTAAATCAAGCAGTTTGGTTTGGGGCAAATCTTGGCCGCGCTTGGCGAATTCCCTGGCGCGTGAAATGTATTCTTCACGATCCAGGGCCTTCTCTTTGCGTGTTGGCCTGCCAAATAGTGATGCTGCGTATTTTGTGCGGGCCATTATGTTTACTCAAACAATCCACGCTGATCGTTGCGCGCATCTTGTATGTTTTGACATGCCAAATCCCAGTATTGCGGCTTCAATTCAGTCCCGATAAAGCGCCGGCCCATCTTGACTGCTGTATAGCCTTCTGATCCGATACCAGTGAACGGACTGAATACAAGATCATTTTTGTTAGTCCACAAGTGAATGCATCGTTCAATAACATCAAGTTGCAGTGGACACATATGCTTTTCGTCGTTCTCATCACGTGCTGGCAGCTTGTTCAAGGTGCGCCCTTGGTTGATGTCATCCCAAATTGGGCTGGCATATTTCTGCCACATCATCACTGGTAGATCATCTCCATGCGTAACACGCTCTTCGCAATCACCAGGCTTACGCATCGTGACAACATAGTCCGGCAATCCCATGCGGCTCATAGTGCTGTTTTCTCGGATCGTTTTATGCAGCAATCCAAGCGCCTTGGTACGCTGCATTGCCACAACTGGATCTTTCCAAATGCACACTTCGGAGTGATAGATAAAGCCAGCATCCTGAAATGCGCGAATCAGATCGCCTCGAAAGTCACGCAACCCAATGAAGCCTTGGCGCATCTTGGTTGTCGGTAGATTCATGCAATGGAATGACACATTGCGTCCAGGCTTCAAGACACGGAACAATTCAGAAATCAGGAATTTCAGTTGCGCTACAAACTCTGCATCGTCTTTGCAATTGCCCATATCATGATCGCTGTTTGAATACACAAACAGATCAGCAAATGGCGGAGAGAAAACAGAATAGTCAATGCTATCGTTAGCCATGCGCTGCGTCCATTTCACGCAATCACCGAGATGCACCGTGAAACCTTCCCCGTGGTATGTGTCTTCTTTGTATTCGTCCACAATGTTTACTTGCCCGGCCAATTCTTGATTCATGATGTCTTTCATATGTTCGATCATGTTTGCACTCATTTCATGGTGCTGAGTCTCTTTGCGTTTGAGATTGGCCAAAATCTGGCCTTCATTCTCAGCGGTGAATAGATGCACTTGCACATTGCGCTTTTGTCCAAAGCGATAGCATCGGCGCACCGCTTGATAGAACTTCTCGAATGAATCATCAAGACCGACAAATGCCATGCGAGCGCAGTGCTGCCAATTCATGCCAAAGCCGCAAATCTTGGGCTTGGAAATCAAAACACGCAATTTCCCATGCGTGAAATCCATCATGCCTTTTGTTTTGACTTCTGCACTATCTGAGCCTTGCACATTGACACTGCCAGGAATCATGCTTTGCAGAAATTCTGCCTCGTCGTTCAAGTGACACCAAATCAACCACGGCTCATTGCTTTGAGCGTTTACGACATCAGCCAATGCTTTGCATCGAGCATCAATGCTGTCGCGCTGTGCTTTCCTGCGCTCTGCCAATCCCATGGCAGGACGTCCAAATAAATCATCAATGGATTGCACTTCTGTTTGAACAACGTGCTCAATGTATTCTGGTGCTGGCAAGTCGTATTCAGAGCCATCAAATCCAATATCGGAAGGATTACGGATCACAACAGCCCAAGTGCCCATCCATTCCCAGAACTTCGCAGCGCCCCATCCTTTGAGTCGCCATGTGCCCGTGTCTCCGGTGTCGTTCACGAAGTACGTTGCAAGCATCTCGGTTCGAGTCATCACGCCAAGGAACTCGCACTGATTGCCAAGCTCCTCAAAATCATTCGGGCTGGGTGTGGCTGTGCAACTCAGACGATACGGAACACCCTGCGATGCCTCAATGATGCGTGATCGTGTTTTTCCATCATGCGCCTTGAGAATGCTTGATTCATCCAAAACAATGCCATGCAATTCAGCAAAATCAATGGCATCCATGCGCTCGTAGTTGGTGATCCATACTCCAGTGCTCGGTATATCTTGACCCAACGGAACGCGCTGCACTTCAATGCCAAATTTTGCGCCTTCTTCAATCGTCTGCTCTGATACAGCCAACGGGGCCAAAATGAGCACCTTTCCACCAGTATGCGATTGCACTTCATTGGCCCATGCCAATTGCATGATTGTCTTTCCAAGGCCAGTGTCAGCAAATACGGCAGCACGCCCACGGCGCACCGCCCATGACACAACGGCATGCTGAAATGGCTTCAGGTATTCATTCAAATCACCTGGAGCGTGTCCAGTTGCCACTTCTGCGCGTCTTTTCTGTGCGACAAATGAATCGTATGAATTCATCGTGTAAACCTCAAAAGCCCGGCACAAGCCGGGCGGGTTGATTGATTACTTCTTAGCCCACGGCGGCGCAGCCTTTGCAGGTGCAGCCATGGATTGCATAGGCATAGCAGTTGGCGCGACGCTAGGCAATGCGCCACCGCTCACGGCCTTGAAGCCGCGCACCTCGTTCTTGTCGCCGTACTGCTCATCGCGCTTGATGTCAAGCTTGATTTGCAGATTGCCGCCGATCAGTTGATCGGTGTCGGTAACTTTGGCAAGGCCAATAGCGCGCATCAGTTCGCCAAGTTGCTGGCGCCCAATTTCCTCGGCCTTGGGGTTCGGGTTCTGAATGTTCAGATTGCCAAAAACCACGCGGCCCTGGTGAGTCGGCCCGGTCACGTCATAGCGAACTGCGATGAACTGGCCATTTCCTGCCTTTGTGTTTTTCAGTTCGGCACCCGCGATAGTGACGCTGTACCATCCCGCGGGCAGTGGCTCAAAATTGCCACCGGATGATTGGGGCAGGTCGGCTACGTCGAAAGATTGTGAAAGAAACGCCATGATGTTCACTCCTTGATGGTGATGGTGTAAGACGGACGGCCTGGCATGACCGTGACCGCGTGCGAAAAAAGCTCGGTGATTTGTGAATCGGTGGATTTCCAGGCAGACATGTTGATTTCAGGTTTCCACCGGAAAAGCGTTGAAAGGTAAGCATTCAAACCAGCCTCGGCAGCGATCTCCTGCGCTTTGTCTGCATCGACTTTGCGATCAAGTCGGCCCACGATCTTGATGCTCAAGCCAGGCACGAGATGACTCTCAGTGCCTTCTAGTGTTGGCTTGACGCCTAGCAGTGCTGTCAGCTTGTCTTCTGCCTCACGGCGCTTTGCGACTGCGCGCTTCTCCGCTTCTTTGGCCATGATCCATTCTTGGCTCAGTTGCTCAAGCTCTTGCATTTCAGCCTCCAATCTTTGCAATGATTGCGCCCAAGTCAGGCGCTTCCCACGTTTCTAGCTTGCCGCTGCGATCTTTTGCAAGCCACAGACCGTCAGAATCGCACATCAAAGCCCGCTGGGTATTGCCTTCGGCATCGCGTGCCACACGCAGTGCCAGCACCTCGTCAAAGAAGTAGGGCAATTGCTGGCCGGTTTTGTTGCCCGGCATGCTGGGCGAATACAGCACGCGGCCCATTTCGTCCTGTGTCTTCTCCAGCTTCGCGCTCATGTAAACGTGACGACCCGGCAGGTCGCGGAAGGCCCGAATGATGTCGGCCATCTGTTCTTGCATCGCGCCGTATGCTTGGCGCGGGTCTTTGCTGGCTTTCTTTTCAGCATTCAGCACCACCTCAGCCACCTCGCTGATGCTGTCCAGCGCCACCGATTGAAACTGAGCTGCTTCGGCGCTTTCTGAGAGCCATTTGTAAGCCTCCATCAAGTCGCCCATGCTGGCGATCTCGATGTAAGGCACATCGGCCCCAGCAATTGAAAGCAAGCCGCCTTCAGCGCTCAGGACAATGGGCGCCGGTAATGTGGGGATGAGCAAGGTTTTGCCAGCGCCAGCTTGCCCGTAAACGAGCAGTTTTACGCCGCTCATAGAAAGCGCGGAACTGCGCTTCAAGTTGATAGCCATTTGGTTCTCCGGTTGGCTGTTGAGATCGGCCCATTGCTAGGCCGGGGTGTTATTCTTGCACGCTTTCCTGCGCAAAGCCATAGGCTTGTTTGCTTTGACGCTGGCGCATTTTCTCCAGCATCTTTAAAGCAAATAGTGAGACCCGTCAGGTCGCACGACGAGGATCGCACCATGAAGCGAGGCTTCACGGTAGCCGTTTTGGAAAACTATCACTGAGATGTTCATGTTTTGTTCCATAAACAGGGTCTCCAGTTTTTGGAGCCCCTTCCTGATTACTTGGATGTGACCTTGACCGAGAACGCAGCCGTCACGCTGGTGTTGGCCTCGATCACTTCGGCGGGGATGTTGCAGGCCTTGGAGATTGCTTTCCAATCCGTCACCTTGCGATTGGCCTCGACAACCTTTGCGCAGAACATCGCACCATCAAACACATTCTCTCCACCTTGCACCGTTGCCTTGTCTTTCATGCTGGCCTTGATAGCATCAACACGCTTTTCAAGATCAGCAATCTCCGCCAGAAGCAACCCCAGTTCGTCTGCCGAGGTAACGTTGATGTCAATCAGCTTCATCTCTTGCCTTTCAATCTGCACCGTCTGGGAATCAGTTCGTGCAGTGGTTGTAGTGTGCGCCAGCTTTTGCTAAGATGCAAGCGCTTATTCAACTTTTTCTGTACTTTTTTGAGGCCGTGCACAATGACACTAGATGAGATCAAAGCTGCGCTCGCAGATCGCAAATTGCAGGCCGTGGCGCAGTCAATCGGCCTTAACCCGCACACGCTTTACAGAATTTCCTCTGGCAAAACGCGTCCACATCGGGCGACAATGACGCTCCTGTCTCAATACTTGAAGGGCGGAGCAATCAATGGCTGATCTTTCAAAAGTGCTCGGCGGGCCGTGGTCGCCACCGCCGGAAAAGCGAGTAGATGCGCCAGAGGTGCAGCTGCGAGATGCCATGCTGAAGGCTGGATTGAATCCGCCCGAAGAGCTGCACTTTGATGGCAAGATTCACCGCTTTCGGTCTGGCACCAAGGGATCACCAGGACATGGCGATAAGCCTGGGTGGTATCTGGTGTTCGGGGATGGCGTTCCGGCTGGTCGCTTCGGGTGCTGGAGGTATGGCGTTGAGATGACCTGGAAAGCTGATATAGGCCGCAAATTGTCAGACGCCGAGGAGATGTTCTACGCTCGCCGTGTCGCAGAATCTAAAGCGCTGCGCGATGCGGAGCTAGAGCGCCAGCAAAAAATCGCTAGCGAGACCGTTGAGAAAATCTGGCTCAGTGGCGTGGCCGCGCACCCAGATCACCCGTATCTCAAGCGAAAGGGCATTCAGACGCATGGAGTTCGCATCACCGGCGATGGGCGCCTGATGGTGCCGCTTTACGATCAAGACGGCACCCTGAGCACGCTGCAATACATTGATGAAGAAGGCGGTAAGCTTTATCACCCTGGCGGCAAGTCAGGCGGCAAATTTTGGATGCTCGGAACGATGGACGAACCTGGCATTCTTTACATTGCCGAGGGATTCGCCACCGCCGCAACTATCTATGAATCGACTGGCAGGCCTTGCGCAGTTGCCTACAGTGCCAGCAATCTCGTTCCAGTGACTGGAAGCTTGCGTGAGATGTACGGCCCGCAGCAATCAATCGTGATCGTCGCAGATCATGACAAGAGTGGCACCGGGCAAAAGTACGCCGATCAAGCCAGCGCGAAGTATGGCGCGCGCGTGATCATCCCTCCAATCGAAGGCATGGATGCCAACGATTATGTGCAAGCTGGACATGATTTGTCTAGTCTGCTCATGCCACAAACCGGCTCAGTAGTCGTTGAAAAGTTGCAGCTTGTCTTTGGCGATCAATTGGGCGACGAATACGAGGCACCAAATGAGCTAGTCGAAGGCTTGATGACAATCGGCAGTTCGGTAGTGGTCTACGGTGATAGCAACTCAGGTAAGACATTCTGGGCGCTGTCAGTTGCAACCGCCATTGCTACCGGCGCAGAATGCTACGGGCGCAGAACAGATCCCGGCCTAGTTGTCTATCTGGCCAGCGAGGCACCTGGCAGCATTCGCTCACGCATGCAAGCAATCAAGAAGTTCTACGTGTGCAACCTGGAGAACCTGGCCATGGTGCCAGTGCCCATGAACTTCTATTCTGGCGATCAGGACGCCAATGACGTGATCGAGCTGGTCAAAGCAGTCGAACAGATCAAAGGCAAGCCCGTGCGGCTCATCATCGGCGACACGCTGGCCAGGATGAGCGCCGGAGCCAACGAAAACAGCGGCGAGGACATGGGGCCAGTCATGGCACGTTTTGACCAAGTTGCACACGCTACCGGAGCCGCCTTGATGATCATCCACCACAACGGAAAAGATCAGGCTAAGGGCGCCCGAGGCTGGTCAGGAATCCGCGCACACATCGACACCGAAATCGAAGTGGCAGAGAAGGACGGCGTTCGGTCTGTCACCGTCACAAAGCAGCGTGAACTCCCAGGCAAAGGTGAGACCATCTATTTCAAACTAGAAATAATCGAAATGGGGATTACTAAATTCGGTGAAGCCGCAACGACTTGCGTGGCAATTCCTGATTTAGATGCGGAGTCAGTTATACCGCACAAAAAACCTACAAAACATGATGAGAATATCCGCACTTTGCAACGCGCATATTGGGCTGGCGGCGCCGAAGAACAGGATGGTTTGCCTTATATTAGCCGTAACGCATTGAGAGAATTACTGATTGCAGACGGTATTTCAGAACGCACCGCAACGAATAAAACAGAAGCCAGCCGCAAAGACGGGATGATCATGCCAATGCTCAATTCTGGCATCATTGCAACCGCCGAGAAGGGCTGGGTTATCATCGACCCCGCACACAGTAGCGCACTTTTGATTAGCAAAAGAGGACATCAAAAATCCCCCTAAATCCCCCGAAGTCCCCCAGGGGGGTTTAGGGGGATTCGGGGCAAAAGCCCGGAAAAATCCCCCGCCCCTCCCCTAAAACGTATACGTTAGGGGGAGGTAGGGGGACCGGGATGCGGAAAAATTGGGGCAACTTCTCAACCGATGAACTTGAAGGAACGAAAGCATGACAACATCAAGACTCCACCAGATCGGCGGCACGCACTACACTACGAAAGAGATCCAGCCATGGGATGCCATGGAGGCTTGGATGAGCCATGAGGCATTCTCAGGATTCCTACAGGGAAATGCAATCAAATATATCGCACGGTGGAAAGATAAAGGCGGGATTGAGGATTTGAGAAAAGCGCGGCATTATTTGGATAAACTCATTGAGGTGGAAAATGGTACGCAGAACTGAAGAGGAAAAGGTAGATATTGCTGAGCAAGTATTCGCATTGATGCGAAAAGGAAATAGCGCATTCAAAGCTTGCCAAATTGTCGGGATTCCTCAAAGCACGCTGAGCGAGTGGTTGAATAATAATCCCGCGCTCGTCGAAGAATACACACGCGCGCGCGAAGACCTGCACGAGCACATCGCCGCCGAGATCATCTCCATCGCTGACGCTCCGGTGGGAAGCACTGAAAGCGGCGCGACTGACAACGGCGCGGTTCAGAAGCAGCGGCTGCAGATCGACTCGCGCAAGTGGCTACTGAGCAAGCTGGCCCCGAAGAAGTGGGGCGACAAGCTGGAGCTGTCCGGCGACTCCGACCGGCCAATTGCGATTCAGCAGATCGAGCGCGTGATTGTCAAGAAATGAAACTGCAAATCGAAACCCCAGCATGGGCCGAGCCTTGGTTCAAACCGGCGCGCTATAAAGGCGCATACGGCGGACGAGGCTCGGGCAAGTCTCACTTCGTGGCGGAATACCTAGTTGAGCTGTCGCTCATGAAGCGCACCGATATCGTGTGCATCCGTGAGATCCAGAAGTCTCTGAATCAGTCTGTGAAGAAGCTGATTGAGGCAAAGATAGAGGCGCTCGGGGTTGGGCATCACTTCGAGATCCAAGAGGCCAAGATCAAGGCCAAGAACGGCGGGCAAATCATCTTCATGGGGATGCAGAACCATACCGCAGACTCGATCAAGTCGCTTCAGGGCTATCACGTGGCGTGGATCGAGGAAGCGCAAAGCTTGAGCCATCGCAGCCTGGAGCTGTTGCGTCCTACGATCCGTGAGGAAGGATCGGAGATTCTGTTCACTTGGAACCCGGAGAGCCCAGACGATCCGGTGGACAAGCTCCTGCGCGGCGACAATCCGCCGCCGGATGCAATAGTTCTGCAAGTGAATTACGAGGACAACCCGTGGTTTCCTGACGTGCTGCGCGATGAGATGGAGTATGACCGCAAGCGCGACCCGGGAAAGTGGGCGCACGTGTGGCTCGGGCAGTATCAGCAAAACACAGAGGCGCGAGTGTTCAAGAACTGGCGCATTGACGAGTTCGAAGCGCCTGCCGATGCTGTCCATCGATACGGCGCGGACTGGGGCTTTGCGGTTGACCCGACTGTCCTGGTGCGATGCCACATCATCGGGCGCACGCTATACATAGATCACGAGGCTTATCGTATCGGCTGCGAGATCATGGACACGCCTAGCCTTTTCATGAGCGTGCCTGAGTCTGAGCGTTGGCCGATCGTGGCCGATAGTTCCAGGCCGGAGACAATCAGCCACATGCGGCGAAACGGCTTCCCAAAGATAGTCGGCGCCGTCAAAGGGCCGCGTAGTGTGGAAGATGGCATCGAGTGGCTGAAGTCTTTTGACATCGTCGTGCACCCGCGATGCACTCACACAATTGACGAACTGAACGCCTACAGCTACAAAATTGACCCGCTCACCTCGCAAGTGCTACCGATCCTCGATGATCGGGACAATCACGTAATCGACGCATTGCGCTACGCGTGCGAAGGTGCCAGGCGAGCGCAGACCGCGGCAAAGCCTCAAAGCGTGGCAATCGTCCCGACTGTCTCCGCATTCCGTCGCGCGTAATTTTTTGTGCTCTTTTGTGCTTGACATTGTGGGCGCAATGCCTCAGAATTCATTCATCGCAACCCGAAACCGAAAGGCGACAAATGAACAAGTACCAAACCCAAGCGCATCAAAAATTCGTGGCAGTGATTGATGCTCAAATTTGCGGCATCCCTTGCAAGCTCGGCATTGAGCATTACAACAAGGTCAATGGCCGGGATACGTGGGATTCAGACATGGATTACTACGGCTACACTGAAATGGAATGGGAGCTGCTTGATCGCAACTACCGGCCCGCAAACTGGCTGGTCAACAAGATGACAAAAGCAGATCATGCAGAGGCGGAAGACTTGATTGATGACTTTTTCCAGAATCGAAAGCGCAGAATGTGATATAAACAGCCCCGATACTTCGGGGCTTTTTTATGGCGCGCAGCAAAGCGGAAAAGTGGGCAGCAATTCACAGCGAGGCAATGGCCGAATTCGACGCCATCCAATCTGCCCTGCGCGATGAGCGCCTGCAATGCTTGCAAGATCGGCGTTTCTATTCAATCGCAGGCGCGCAGTGGGAAGGCCAGATAGGCGAGCAGTTTGAAAGCAAGCCACGTTTTGAAGTGAACAAAATTCACCTGGCCGTTATCCGCATCATCAACGAATACCGCAATAACCGCATCACGGTTGACTTCGTTTCGAAAGACGGCGAGAGCGAATACGACAAGCTGGCCGAAACCTGCGATGGTCTGTATCGCGCCGATGAGCAGGATTCAGGAGCAGAGGAAGCTTATGACAACGCCTTCGAGGAAGCCGTAGGTGGCGGCTTCGGTGCATGGCGCTTGCGTACTGTGTACGAGGATGAGGAAGACGACGAGGACGAACGCCAGCGCATTCGCATCGAGCCGATCTTTGATGCTGATTCATGCGTGTTCTTTGACCTGAACGCCAAGCGCCAGGACAAAGCAGACGCAAAACGCTGCTTCGTTCTCACGGCTATGACCCGTGACGCATACGCCGAAGAATGGGGAGATGATCCGGCGAGCTGGCCGAAAGACATCTTTCAACACGAGTTCGACTGGCTCACGCCGGATCTGGTCTACGTGGCCGAGTACTACCGCGTCGAAGAAACGAGCGAGACTGTGCGCGTTTTCGAGATGCTGGACGGTGAGGAAGAACGCCACACTGACGCCGAACTAGAGGCCGATGATGGCGCTTTGCTGGTGGAATTGCAGGCCATCGGCGCCAAAGAAGTGCGGCAAAAGAAGGTCAAGCGCCGCAAAGTGCGCAAGTACATCTTGAGCGGGCGCGCAGTGCTTGAAGACTGCGGATACATCGCAGGCAAGCATATCCCCATCGTTCCGATGTACGGAAAGCGCTGGTTTATCGACGGGGTTGAGCGCTGTATGGGCCATGTGCGCCTGGCAAAAGATGCTCAGCGACTGAAGAATATGCAACTCTCCAAGCTGGGCGAGATCAGCGCATTGTCCAGCGTTGAGAAACCGATCTTCACGCCGGAGCAGATCGCCGGCCATCAGATGATGTGGGCTGAGGACAACATCAAGAACTATCCTTACCTGCTTATCAACCCGGTGACGGATGCTATGGGCCAGCAGGTAGTCGGCGGGCCAGCTGCATACACCAAAGCACCGAATTTGCCGCCTGCCATGGCCGCGCTCTTGCAGATAACCGAGCAAGATATGCAGGACGTTCTCGGCAATCAGCAGCAAGGCGACAAGGTCGTGAGCAACATCAGCGGCAAAGCCATTGAGATGATCCAGCAGCGGCTTGACATGCAGACATTCATCTACATGAGCAACATGGCAAAGTCTGTGAAGCGCTCAGGCGAGATCTGGCTGAGTATGGCCAAGGATATATTCGTCGAGCCTGGCCGCAAGATGAAGGCCATTACATCCGGCGGCACTTCGGAAGCGGTGGAATTGATGCGGCCAACGCTCAATAAAGAAACCGGCGAAGTCGAATTCGAGAACGACCTGAGCGAAGCTGAATTTGATATTGCCGTGGATGTTGGCCCGTCCAGTTCCAGCAAGCGCCAGGCTACCGTGCGCGCACTGACCGGCATGATGCAAGTCACGCAAGATCCTGAGACGATGCAGGTATTGTCGGCCATGGCCTTGATGAATATCGAAGGCGAAGGCGTGAGCGATGTACGCGATTATTTCCGAGGAAAGCTTGTTCGGTTGGGCGCCGTGAAGGCAACAGAGCAAGAAGCGGAACAAATGCAGGCTGAAATGCAGGGCCAGCAACCAGATCCGCAGGCCATGTATTTGATGAGCGCAGCGAAAGAAGCTGAAGCAAAAGCCATGAAAGCACAAGCAGATACTGTGCTAACTGTGGCAAAATCCGAACAAACTAGGGCGCAGACAATTGAAACCCTATCAAATGTCAGCGCCAATCAGCAAAAAGCCGCCATTGAAACTGCGCAAGCAATCGGTGGCTCTTTGCAGCAGCAACAGAATACAGGCAATCCGCCCAGCCTTTAATGGGGTGAGTCAAACAATGGGGTAACTATGTCAGAAACGGCAGAAAACGAGGTAAACGAGCAAACTGAAATCATCGAAGAACCAATCGAGGCACAGCAAGAAACGGAAAGCCCAGAGCAATCCGCAGAAACTGCGCCAGAAGCGGAACAAGATGACGAGGTAATCGTAAGCATCGGAGAGGAATCGCCACCTCCAGAGGAAGAGAAACCGGCGCCCGAGTGGGTACGCGAACTTCGCAAACAGCACCGAGAATTACAGAAGCGCAATCGAGAACTCGAAGCAAAGCTAAACCAAGAGCCAGCCGCTCCAGCGGTTACGGAGCTTGGCAAAAAGCCAACGCTAGAGGATTTTGACTACGACGCGGAGAAATTCGAGGCAAGCCTGGCCAATTGGTTTGAGCGCAAGCGACAAGTGGCAAAGCTGCAAGCAGAGCGAGACAATCAAGCCAAGGAATGGCAAGCAAAGCTAGAAGGCTACGGCAAAGCGAAAGCAGAGCTGAAAGTCAAAGACTACGATGAGGCCGAAGCAATCGCCCAGGAATCATTGAACGTCGTTCAGCAAGGCGTCATTCTTCAAGGCGCTGAAAATCCCGCGTTGCTGGTCTATGCGTTGGGCAAAAACCCAAAGAAGGCCAAGGAACTCGCCTCAATCAGTGACCCCGTAAAATTCGCTTTTGCGGTCGCAAAACTGGAGACGCAATTGAAGGTTACAAATCGCAAAGCGGCACCGCCGCCTGAGAAAACTGTCCAGGGTTCTGGCAAAGTATCCGGCACGGTGGATTCCACCCTTGATCGACTTCGCGCAGATGCTGAGAAGTCAGGAGATTACTCAAAGGTAATGTCCTACAAACGGCAAAAGCGCAACACCTAACCTATTTTTTTTGGAGATTGAATCATGCCTAATGCATTTTCGAAAGAGGAACGCGTGGCGTTCGAAGACATCCTCGAGGGCTTTAATGATGCTCTGGTGCTGTCACGCAATGTCGCTGTTTATAACACCGACCAGGCGATGATGGAGCGCACCAATAACGTCATTTGGCGTCCTCAGCCCTACGTGGCGCAATCGTTCGACGGTACCGACATGACCTCGAACTTCAAGGACTTCACGCAGCTGAGCGTGCCGTCTACGATCGGCTTCAACAAGTCTGTGCCGTGGGTTTTGACAGCCACCGAACTGCGCGACACGCTGCAAGAGGGGCGCTTGGGTGACTCTGCAAAGCAAAAGCTGGCCAGCGACATCAATCTGGCCATCATGAACGTGGCGGCGCAGCAAGGTACCCTCGTGGTAAAGCGCACGACCGCTGCATCCGGCTTTGATGATGTGGCTCAAGCTGAAGCAATCATGAACGAGCAAGGCGTGCAAGGTTTCGACCGCTACCTC